GATCAGTACCTTGATCCTGCTCTACAGGCTGTTTCGATGGCTTTTTAGGTAGTTTTTGATCAGTGTTTTGATCACTGCTTTGTTACCCTGGTTTTTTTGCCGGTTGTGGTTGGGTATCCCCTTGCAAAGGTGCTTGCCCTGGTGTTGGCATATTCAAGTTTGGCTCCGGTACCAACATGGGAGGACCAGCCGGTTTCTGTAAACTCTGCTCAGCATACTCTTGCAATTTATCAGAGGGTACGAGGACTTGACCTACACGATAAATACCCTTTGCATTCTTATCAGGTTTGATACCACACATTTCTTGATATTGGGCAAGGTCACAGCCACCTGACATATAAATTTTCGTAGCACGGGCTACCATTGCATCCTTTTGTGCTTGAATGACCTTCTGAATGACTTCGATGCTTTCCTTGTCATAATAAAGATATGCGCCCATCGCTTTCAAATCTGGATACATCGGGATCAACCAGTTATTCCATAATGCGTACAAGTCGTCTAGCTCTGGAAATATTGCCTCAGTATAACTAGCTTCTTTTGCTTGATCCATGTTGTTATACGTGCTAGCAGATGTATCACCAATCAACTGAGGCGCAATGTTATAAATATTGGCTATAGCCCCTGCATTAAACTTGAGCATATCCAGATAGTCCATCTGAGCAGGAGGAAGTCCCATCGCTTCCCATTTAAGACCACCATCAAGCACGGGAAACTTACCCGCATTTTTGAAACCAGCAAATTTTTCATTCAGTTTACGCTCAAGATTGTCTCTATCATTTTTTGCCAATAAAGCAGGGGTAGACCATGCTCCTGGTGGGCGTGCATTATTTTGCAGGAGAGATAAATTCCATTTCTTCGCGGCGCTCTGCTGATCTACCATGATAGCAGCTACTTCTAATGGAGAGAGGCCGTACCCCTCATCATTGTCAGGATGCCAGTATTTTGTATGTCCAACATCACTAGCTGCATACATCACATCCGCATATTTATATTGATAGCCAACAATGCCACGTGATTTGGACAAAACCAGTTGGACATAATCGGAACGTAGCGGCCAAAGTTCATCAGGAGGTCCGTTTTTCGCTCGTATCGCATATTGATAGGCATTGCCAGAGAGTAACTTAAATCCTAATATAGCCTCTCTGTATGCCACCCCTGACTGCTCGGTATTTGGCCTATTTAATTTGTCAAGAAGTGGATGAGATGTGATCTCTTTTTGTTTTGTATTATTTGTATAGAGCTTCGGAGGAATTGCCGCACCATTACGAGAAATGTACGCCACGCACTTGTATACAGACTCGTTTCCTCTATAACCCTCTTTAGCATAACTAGAATAGCTCTTAGGTGAAAGTACAGGCTTAGGGAGATCATTAAACGTGGTTAAACCTTGCCAAGCTGGATTCAGCTTGCGCTCATCAATCTTGTATTCCATTGGCACAAAAAGAGATTTCAGGAAGGAAGGAATGTTCAATTGTCCCACATGCCACCTCCACATTCTTCCATATACCTGAATGGGTCGGCTTGCCATTGCTCTACCTGACTACGTGCCTGCTCTCGCTTCCGCTTCCCTTCCTCCAAACTGTCAATCCTTGCTTTCGGCTCATAGACTACAGGCTCATCATCCCCTTGCAGGGGGATACGTCCCATTGTGACTTCATCGGCTGCCATGCTCACCGTGTCCACTACGTCGTCATGAGCGCCTCTGGGAAACTGTAGCAATTCTGTCTTTATCTCATGCAAGTGTGTCAATGTCTTCAGGAAATATATCTTCCCGTTCTCCATCCAAATAGCAGGGGTGCTTGCCCTGGAAACCTTATCCCGTACAGGATTGTATTCTTTGCATGGGATACCTTCTGCTAACGCTTGCTGAATGAGTGCTAACTGATAGCCTACACGCTCAATCTTAAAAAAGTCAGGTCGGTATCTGGCATTGAGTATCTTCAATTGACGCAACTGTTCAGGATTATCAAAATGACCACGTATCAGATCAAATAAAATAAGATCATTTGTTGGTGTGACTGCCCAACATGCAAATACTGTATAGTCTGCTGTTTGCTTAGAAGAAATAGCCAGGTCAACAGTAATGAAAGTCCAACACTGAGATTTAAGAATTGATTTGATATCATTGACTTGCTCTAGGATGTAGGCTTCTGAATATTCTTCTGCATAACGAAACCACTGCTCTTTGAAAGCACCACCGGAGGATGGCACGGGTCGCTGTTGATGCAATGCCGCGAACCCTAGCGACCCGTGCCGACTCTTTGCACTCTCAATAACTTCACGGGGGAAACGCGCAGGCCATAATAATTCACCCTCTACCTTACGCCAGTCTTCCCAAAATGGTACATCTGTTTTTCCTGGTAAATAGGTTATACATTTATTGACAGGCTCATACTCTGAAGCAAGATTCAGATGTACCCATTCTTCCCCATCATCCTCCAAGATATAACCGGACACATCCCTATAATGTATACGCTGTCCAACCACTACCATAGCCGATGTTTGTGCATTGTTCATACGAGAGGACCACACATTTTGAAACCAATCAATTGTCGCCTCACGCGTGACATCACTATTCTTTTCATCAATAGAATGCGGATCATCTACCAGTAATACATCCCCGCCCTCACCGGTAGCTGCACTGCCAGTCGATGTAGCTAATCTGTAGCCCATTTTTGTGTTTTCAAAACGTCCCTTAACATTTTGATCACCGCTCAACTGGAAAAGATTACCATAACGGGATTGAAACCACTGGGATTGAATAAGCTGACGGCACTTACGATTATCTCGAATAGCAAGTGAAAGCGCATAGGAAGCACAAAGGAAACGGGCAGAGGGAGCATTCAGCCACGTCCAAACAGGCCACATCACCGAAATCAACGTGCTTTTAGCATGACGCGGTGGCATATTCACTAAGAGGCGTTTAATTCTTCCATCTGAAACAGCTTGAAGATGCTGGCAAATAGCATCAATATGCTTTCCATCGACAAAAGGGGACGATGGTTCAATAACATGCCAAGCATTTTTTACAAACAGCGCAAATGTACGCCTGGCAATATAATCTTCAACTGCTATCCCACGCATCGGTGGTGCTGATAAAACCAATATATTACCTTTTTAGCCAGGATTAAAAACAGCAATCCCAAACTAAAAAGAGTATAGCATGTTGTACGGACATCCGCAATAGTTTACGAGGAAACTTTCAAAGCATTAGTGACAATTTCCTCCACATTAGCAAGAATATCATGCTGCCATAGATGTATAACTTGATATCCTTTAGACTCAATATACATCGTCCGTTTTTTATCTTTCTCACGAAACGCCTTATGCAAATCATAGTCATACCCACATTCCAGACATCCATGCCACCAGCATCCATCACACTCTAAAACAAGATTTCTTTCTGGCAGATAAATGTCAACAAGATAACGACCTATGCGTTTCTGCTTTTCAAAATTGATCTCCCGTGACTCTAATTCATTCCATACAGCAATTTCTATCGAGGTTGAATGAGATTTAGGCTGAGCAAGCAGCATATACTTTGTCTTCTCAGCACGCTCTTCAGGCGTCATTGCATCCCAATATGCCTGAACACTTGCCCTATGTTCTTCTGATTGCTTCATCCCCTGATGAGCTTTACTAATTTTCTGCTTATGTTCCTCAGTATACTTCTTCCCTTTATTTGTTCCTACTCTACCTGTTGCTGCCTCAGAAAGATGCTTTCTATGTTCCTCATCAAATGGGGCATAACATTTACCTTTACTGGCTTGCGATATCTTATCTTTCGTTTCTTGGGTATGATGCTTCCCTCGCATCGGATTATTACGCCTTAATCCTTCTGATATCTTTCGCTTATGTTCTTCCGTATGAGGAATACCTTTATTCGGAGCAGATCGCCCTTTATTTGCTAATGAAAGCTTTCGTCTTGTTTCCTCGGAATGTTTTTGTCCCTTCTTAGCCTCAGACAAGCGTCTTTTTTGTTCCTCAGTCATTGGAACACCCTTATTAGTAGGACTCTTACCTTTATTCATTTGAGAAAGCTTAGCCTTTGTATCCTCACTTACTTTCTTGCCAATATTCCCCTCACGTATCTTCTGCTTTGTTGCTTCAGAATGAGGACCTCTAGGTTTACCTAACTTTGCAGCCGACATTTTAGCGCGACCTTCTGGGGAAACGACTCTCTTCTTCTTTGGGGAATTGCCATCTTGGTCACGGGGTGATAAACTGTCCATGATACATCTCCGTTCTAAGCTTAGATGTGTCCACGCCCTGGGATGCTGGTAACATCGCCAGGGCAACACCATTTATTTTAGAGCTTCATTATACCATAAACCAGCCTGTAAAGCAAGATTACAGATAATTCCAGCTTGTTCATCCTACGAATTTCATCAGAGCAAGGAGAACAAGAAAAAGAAGAACCCTATGAAATTCGTATTGCTCATAGTATAATTTGTATTGTCAAGAGGATGTATGTACAAGTTTTGTGAAAAGAATTGCAAGGGTCCCGATGTAATGGAAGGAGAGACCCTTGCAAGAGGTAAGGGTTAGGCTACTTCATTCCATAATGATTGTGGCTGAGCATTAGAAATAGGATTTTCAAGATCATATTCAACAGGAGCGGCCATATACATAAGATTAACCTTTCGTTTAGTCAAGGTCTTTTCAATATGACACTTTCTACACAACACCTGATAACCATCGGGATAACCATTGCATCGAAGATAATAATAAAAAGTCGTGCCCCCTTGCCCATTAGTAAACCTTCGTCGCTCCTCCCCTCCATTGTCTTTGATATGGTCTAACTCAAGAATATGCAAATCATGCTGACCACACTTAACGCAACAAGGAGGACCTCCTGAATACCGTTCCATTATTTCATATTTCAATCCCAGAGTCCTAAGACTTCTATCACCATAAGCTCTCAATTGACACCTCCTTTTCAGCTATTAAGTCAAATATTGCAATCCCAGGTTACATCACCTTCAACACATCGCCTCATTCTCATCAATAATTCACGGGCAGCAAAAGCATCAGCTAATGCAGTATGTGGAATACCATACTTCCCCTGATCTATACCGACTACCTCACATGCCCTCGCTAATTTGTAGGTTTCACGTGACATACTTTCAGTAGTCATAAAAATTTGCCATGCTTCCATCACGCAAGTTGCCTTAATACGTGGCACTGCAATACCCCAAAGATGTGCGGTGCGAATAAGCATCTCAATATCGAAGTCAGCATTATAAGCGGCCAGATGATAGCGAGCTAGAATATGCTGAATTTCTTCCCATTTCTCAGGGAACGTTGGGGCATCTTTATATTTCTCCGAAACGAATGCATGCATTCCTCTTGCTTCTGAATCTAAATATGCTTGCATATCTTTCGGCTTAAAGAGTGTGTTTAACAATATCTCACCTGTTTCAAAGGCAACGATAGCTAT